CAGTGTCTCTGCAACAGTCGTTGGCAGCTCGCGCTCTTCGTATGCAGTGGCTTCCAACACTTTGTTTGTTGGGGAGTCTTCGATCATCGTCAAAGACTTGACTTGACCAGAGAACATTTCAGACTTGCTGAACTTCTGTACCGTCTCTTGCAAGATCTTCGTTGCAGCGGAAGTACGTGTTTTCTCAACTGCTAACAATTCGTGTAATTTTGTCATCATTCACCTTTCAAAAAAAATCATCATAAAAATAACATGGTGCGCCCACTAGGACTTGAACCTAGGACCAATGGATTATGAGTCCACTGCTCTAACCAACTGAGCTATAGGCGCATAAACCATTTAGGTGCTCTTTGCGGTACTTGAATCCACGGTGACCCTACTTCCTGGCAACGTTCGCAGCGTAGTCGACTTGGCTGTTACTTGATGGACTCCAGTGTAGTCACTCAAAGAGCATTTAAATGGTGCGGCGGATGGGATTCGAACCCATACTGTAGAGGGTTTAAGTCTCTTGTCTCCTACCAATTGCACTACCGCCGCATTATACCTCATTAGTTATGATAAGTCAAGCCAGTTTGCCTTTCGTGCGCCTTACTAAGCAAACTAAATGGTAGACGTTGGGACCCGAACCCTTACCCTTATTACCTAATCTCGCTGCTTATCTTGTCTTACTGCTACAATCCTTTTCGAAGGGATGTTTTCTCTTCAGATGTGACCTTACCATAATAAAACGTACCAATCGCCGCTCCTGCATGTAGGAAGCACTCGCTCGTTGATCCGGCCCATACCACCGCTTTTACGTTTTATTATGGTGTGTCTATGAGGAATCGAACCTCAATCTCAGACTTCGGAAGACTGAATTCTATCCGTTGAACTATAGACACAATGTTGGTCCGGCGTGCAGGAATCGAACCCACATTCGTGAGGTAGAAGCTCACTGTATTATCCATTATACTAACGCCAGATTATCCTCTTAATGAGAAGTTGATTTTATCTACTCTTTCAAGTAAAGACAACCGCTTGGTTTTAAACAACAGTGTCCTTACATCTTTCGGGAAGCATGCCCCTCCGTAACCAGGCTTACCATCGGGCCCTGGCACTTGCCAGTGTGTTGGTCCGAGGCGTACATCATCTTTCAATACACGTGCAACATTATCCCATTCGATATTATTGTCCTTGCAGTATTGTGCAAACTGATTGTTGAATACAACTTTCGTTGCTAGGAACGAGTTTGCATAGTACTTAATTGCAGACGCCTCTTCGACTGTAACCACTTTCGCATGATAGCAGTAAACACCCAAAGCAAACATCTCATCTAACACAACGTCAGCATCCTGCTGATTGTCAGTTCCGATCGGAAGCATATCGGGATTCATAAAATCATCATTAGCGTTATGTGCTGTCAAGAATTCAGGAACATACACAAATCTCTTAAACATCGAAACGAAATGTTCAGGCAACGCTGTACTCTTAATGATGTAGATGGCTTTGCTGTTTGTGAGTTGTCTTGCGACGACTGCAAGTTCCCATTCAGGAACTGCTACCCATATCATCGTACATTGGTCGAGCGCTCTAAAATCGTCTCCCTTATCAACAACGATAAGGGGTCGGTTTGCTTTGGTGTATGCATTCTCAATTGCGCCACCAACAACGCCTCTTCCAATCAATCCAATCATATTCGTCTCTTCTTCCAAGTATAATCAACACCATCAGGACATTTGCCGTCGACGATAGAATCGACGCCTGGCTTACCGACCGAATTTGGATTCTCGGAAACCATCGTGACGAACGTCATTCCATCCTTACGCAATACTTCACACTCTTTAATTGCTTCGGACAAACCATCAAACGTACTTGCATGCACGCCGTCGTTGCTTGTCCAGTACACTTTAAACATACTCAACTTTCAAATTGGTACCCACGGTCAGATTCGAACTGACACCTTTACTGCTTTTGAGACAGTTGCCTACTACCAATTGGGCTACGTGGGCATATTATACAACAGGATCCGCTTTTTACTCTGCTCTACTAGACTGAGCTACTCCTCCACTAAAATGCCAGACGACATTTCAGCTCTAATTGCTTGGTGTGGGACCCGAGCATTTTAGTGGAGGAGGGTGGATTTGCACCACCGACACGAGGCTTGAAAGGCATTTTGTGTTGCTGCATGGATCCTAAAACTTTTGGTCCCGCTGTGTGGAATCGAACCACATCCTGGACCTTATCTAGATTAAGGGCTTATAAGACCCCCTGCTCTCCTTGAGCTACAGCGGGAGAACTGGCGGTGCGACTGAGACTCGAACTCAGAAGCCGGCTTTCGCCGACCGACGGATTAGCAATCCGCTCCAATACCATTATGGGACCGCACCTTAAATTTGGCCCCGTCTTATTCAACGCTCTCCCCATCAGGGAGTTTACATTCAACTATTCTAACTCGGGAGAACGGGAGCACCGAGATCAGCTTGCAAGCAAAAATTACTTAGCAGCAGCGCGAGCAGCTTTCACTTCAGTGACGTCCTTACGAACTTCCTTACAGAGAACTGCCAACGCTTGGCAATGCTTACGGACGCGAGCGCCAGCAGCATTGGTTTCTTTATCATAGAACTTTTCGAAATCAGCACGCATTGCTGAAACTACTTCTTCAAACTCGTTAATACGATTTGCCATTATACTTCCTTTGTTGTGTTTACCAAAACAGATCAAACGCGCCAGCCATCACTTTCTTCAAGCTGACTACTTTATCGGTTCTATGGTCTTGCACACGATCATCTTGGAAACGATATGTCCTGATCTTATCGCCACGCATCCCTGAACCGACTTGTTGTTTTCTGTTACTGGCTACATTACTATGAAACGCATCACGAGTCAACGAGGATATCCTTTGCGTCAATGCTGAACGTGCCTCATTGAGACTGTTTTCTCTGCTACGACATTGCGCAGTAGCAACTATTCCTGTCGGAATATGAGTTAGCCTACAACTGTTTTGATGCTTGTTTCGATGTTGCCCACCAGCCCCCGTCCCGCTATACCATTCTACTTTTAATTCATAGTCTGGGATAGTTTCCGTCTTGATCTCGGACGCGCTATCGATGATAGCGACCGTGACGGTGCTAGTATGTACTCTACCTTTTCGTTCCGTCGGTGGAACTCTTTGGATTCGATGCCCGCCTGCTTCGTTTTCTAGTCCGGATAGATCAGACCCCTTGACTTCGATATGAAGCTCACCGAGGTACTCACCTATCAGGCGGGTAGTTCAACCTTTGTTGGTTGCCAACTTGACGTAGCTTTGCGCTAGGTCCTTTACGAATAGTTTACTGTCGTCGCCGCCTTCTGCAGCGCGAATCTCAATTACTTTTTTCATTTCACTCTCCTTGCACTTCAGGTTGATCAAAACGTCTTTCCTGAATTGTTCTTTCATTGTGAGTCTTTCTAGGACTGCTACACATCGGACAGCTTGGTATGCCACAGTCAAGCACATTGTGCTTTGCTAACTTATGTGGCTCTTTCACTTTGATTCCATATGCTTTAGCAATCTTAACCTGCTTTGCAACATGCGTCTCTTTTTGATGTAGACGTTTGGAATGTTGCTCTTTATGTTGCTCACTTGACATAGTGCTCCTATCTAAAGAAACGTATCACTTTCAAATAATAATATTTGAATCCTCTGAATACATTTATATCTAGGTCGACACTGAAGCCAACTTCATGGGGGACACTACCATATGCTTTATCGAATACATCTTTTGGCTTCATGCTTCCCCCTTTATGTTAATTTGTGAATGGCGGAACCAGGAGGTATCGATCCCCAACCCCTTTCGGAGTCCAACTGTTTTCGAGGCAGTGTCTAGTCCCACTAGAATCAGGTTCCATTATTTATGGAGGAAGAAGAGAGAGTCGAACTCTGACCGGCGTTAACCGATCTTCCGCTTTCCAGGCGGACGTCGGTACCACACCGACTACATCTTCCATATTAATTTTGCAGTAGGCTCCACACATTGATTGAAGTTGCGCTACGATGTTTATCGGTGATAACTTTAACGCTCGAATCTCCGTAGAGTCTCGATGCCACCCGCAACACCCTTTACCCTAGCTCCAGGCTAAGACTGCAAAAACTGGACGCGGACGCTAACTTTCATTAGCATTGTTTAACTCCGCGATAAACTTGGTGGACCACTAACACCCCTCAAACTTCATTATAGCGATGAGGCTAAGGCCGAATTGCACGGCGGGCACGGTTGTGTGTCTAAACTTGGCTCCCCCTGATGGACTCGAACCACCGAATGTCGGAATCAAAATCCGATGCCTTACCAACTTGGCGAAGAGGGAACAATGAATAACAGGATGATTTGTCTAAAGCCGGGACTCGAACCCTACGACATGCCCCCTGCGGGCTGGCCTCCCGAATGGTGGAAGAGTTTTTATGCTGCTGCATTCATCCTAAAAAAGGCGTCGCGACCAGGAATCGAACCTGGGCATCTCCATTGACAGTGGAAAATGTATGCTGCACGTATCCTAATCAGGATCACCTTTTATAGCGTGCTACCATTACACCATCGCGACATAATTTTTGGCGGAGAGCGGGTATACTCGAAATCCAATCCCTTTCAGGATCCAGCCGCTTTCAAGGCGGTGGCAGCGCGCCTGTCTGCTTCGCTCTCCGTGATAATCAACAGGATAGTTGTTTTGCTGCAGGAATTGAACCTGCTAGGTTTGCTTAGAAGGCAAATTGTCAACCAATGACAAGCGTTTTGTTTTGCTGTAACTATCCTAAAACTTTTGGCGACCCGTTACGGAGTTGAACCGCAAACCTTCGGCTTTGGAGGCCGCTGCTCTGCCAATTGAGCTAACGAGTCATATTTTGTTTATAGTGAATGTCTGCATGACAGTTACGACATACGACGACGCACTTTGAAATTTCTTCCAGAATCGCTTCTCGCGATTTCGATCGTATCATCGATGATACTGTACCCTCTTTAATAGAGGGATCGGTGTGATGAAAATCCAAACACCAACTTCGCGATTCACCACATACTTGGCACGATAATTTTTGTTTGTATTCTTTCCACCACTCCATTGTATCTCTACGTTGTGCAGTGGCTCGGTCAATATAATCATTCTTATTTGCCGAGTAATGTTTCTTATTATTATCCTTGTGACACTGCTTACATTGCTTCTGCAATCCATCTGGCCATCTACTACATTTATAGTATTCGGATAAATTTTTATCTTCTCCACACGATGTACATCGTTTCATCTTTTAGTCTCCAAACCTTAATATCTTATTTATAATTTTGGAGACTTTGATAACAGGTTCAACTTTTTTCGTGCTACCCTTACACCACACGGAAGACCAACTCCGCGCTGGGATTCGAACCCAGACCCTCTTTTTCTAAGAAAGATTATTTTGATTGCTGAAATGAACCTAAAGGTCAAACTTGGTGCCTACGACTGGACTCGAACCAGTAACACATGGATTTTCAATCCACTGCTCTACCATTGGAGCTACACAGGCAATATACTTTTAAATTGGTGCCCCAGATGGGACTCGAACCCACACGTCCTTTCGGACACAGCGACCTCAACGCTGCGCGTCTACCAATTCCGCCACCGGGGCATGTACCATATAAAAGCACTCTCGAATGCAGGCCTAGAAGGAGACTGAGCTCTGAGACCGTTGCGTATGCATCCACGTGGATCTCATCTTCCGCTTTGACTTATACCAAGAATACTTTCATGTGGGGGGTAGTACGAGAATCGAACTCGTGATAACGGAATCACAACCCGTGGTTTTGCCACTAAACTAACTACCCCATAATAAATTTGCAAGCCTGGGACCATCAGGTTTATTCCCAGTGTTCAGACGTTCAGAGCCGGACTTCCTAACGTCGAGTTCACCATGGCATGCTACTTGGGCTTCCTTCAGTTCTCCATCCTAGGGACTAGGGGAATCGCACCCGAACCTTTTTTCATCTAAGGACCTTCGAAGAATCCTGTCGACGGAATTTCACTTGCTAGCGCTTACAAAACTTGGAGTGTGAAGCTGGATTCGAACCAGCACCTGTACCATACATATTCGCTCCGCCGAGCTATTGAGGGACTCGAACCCTGGACCGGATGCCTCCGTGCGTGGCCATCACGCTTTTCACACATAACCTTTTGGTGCTCACGTCGAGCCTCGAACTCGATCCTCCGCGTTACGAGGGCGGCATACCACCAACTAATACTTCGCGAGCAAAAATACTGGAGCTCCCTAGCAGAATCAAACTGCTGTTCTCGGACTACAAAACCGATGTAATAAATCACTATACGAAAGGAGCATAAACTGGTGCGGGGTAAGGGAATCGAACCCTTAACTAAACGTTGGCAACGTCTGATTTTACCATTAAACTAACCACGCATTAAAATTGGAATCTGGGGTCGGATTTGAACCGACGACTTTACGGATTTGCAATCCGTTGCAATGGGCCGCTCTGCCACCCAGACATCTAACTTTGGTCAGGGAAGGGAGAATCGAACTCCCACCTCGAGTATCCAAGACTCGTCGACTACCACTATCCTATTCCCTGAAAATTGCTGGCACAAACTTGGGACTCTTACCCCAGTGTTTCTCAACTTGGCAACAAGCTGACGCAGGACTTATCTGCAAAGACTAACCGCGGTGCCATGGTTGTCTACTACTTACTTTTCGGTTAATTACGCCGATTAATTCATTTGGTCTCCGATGAGGGATTTGAACCCCCACCACATGCTCCCAAAGCATGGACGCTACCAGGTTACGCCAATCGGAGAATAAATACTTCTATGGCATTCGACGACAATTATAACCTCAAACTACTTTATCAGCTAGCTGATGGTCGCTCATACAACGAGACTAAAAAGTCCACGTGTGTAGATGAGTTCGTCGAAACCCACCCACCGATTCCAAAAGAATTCAAACTCGATGGGACTTTCAAACAAATCAAATACAGATTCGTCTTCAAGTAACTGGTGGACGCGACTGGAGTCGAACCAGTAGTGCCTGTCAAAGGCGGCGGGTTTACAGCCCGCTGGGGTTACCAATTTTCCTACACGTCCAAAAATGGTGGATGAGGTAGGGATCGAACCTACTTGCCGAAGCCACGGGGTTACAGCCCGCTGCCCTACCATTAGAGCATCTCATCCATTATACAACAGGATAGTTTTGTCGACTATGACAAATTAACAGTTTGGTAGTCTTTTGTTGTTGCAGAACCTATCCTAAAACTATATGAGGCCATGCGAGCCCATCTGCATGCTTAGGCTTTTCGTCTTCTCGTACCAGCTGGCTCTTACGACTGTGGCGTCACCTCAATTTGGAGCGGGGTGCGGGAATCGAACCCGCAACTCTTACTTGGAAGGAAAGTGTTTTACCACTAAACTAACCCCGCATTATACTTTGGTCCGTCCGGAGGGATTCGAACCCCCACCTCTCGACTTCGTAGGACGGAACATTCTCCAATTGTGCTACGGACGGATTAAAAATTTGGTGGACCGTAGGAGAATCGAACTCCTACCCGAGGCTTGCAAAGCCACTGTGCTCCCATTATCACCAACAGCCCAAATTTTCTAAAGCACATCTATCGGAATTGAACCGATGACCGGAGCCGTGCTCCAGCTATGCTCCACATAACGGCGTAGCCTCAGCCGCGATGTGCTTTAGAAAAATGACTTGTAATTTATCTCATTATACGCGACAAGTCAGCGCGAGGCTTGGATTATACACTGCATTACCATATTATGCTACTCTTCATCAGGGTTGGAATCGAACCAACATCTGTGTATAAATTTGGTGCCCACGGTCGGATTCGAACCGACACTGTTCGGCTTCTAAGACCGTTGTCTCCTACCAATTGCACTACGTGGGCATGTTCAACAGGATCCGCTTTGCTTTTCACAGCCAAAAGTGAAATGTTTTGTTTTGCTGAAAGGATCCTAAAAATGGCGGGGCATTACATTACTGCAGTATAAATTCGTTGGACAGAATTATCTTTTTTGCCCCATAACTGGCTCCGGATGTGGGAATCGAACCCACCTAACCATTGATTAACAGTCAAGCCCATGCACCTTGCTCGGGTTTTCCGGAATAAATTTTATGGTGTCAACAGATCAAGCAAGGGCGTGTGACCATTGTACTCGAACTGCCTACCATATAGAAACACACTAACACCTCACGTTGAATATTACTACAGGTTGCGATCCTTTAGTAGTAAGGGCGGTTACTCACGTCCCAACAGTTTCGACGCTGTTGTTAAGGATCCATCAGTATGTTTTTATATGGTGGGTCGACAGGGATTCGAACCCTGACTCTTACCGGTTAAAAGCCGGATGTTTTAGCCATTAAACTATCAACCCATATTGGTCCCTCGCCCAGGATTCGAACCTGGACCTTGCTGATTAAGAGTCAGATGCGCTAACCATTGACGCCAGCGAGGGTTGTTGTCGTAATTGTTTTGATTTTACGTGCCAACCCTAGACCAATACGGGATCTAAGGCGACACTACTGTTTCGTAGAAACTTTCATAGTGGTGCTCCTTTTTAAATTTAACCTCATTGAAATGCTCAATCTGAACACTTTAATGAAGTCCCGAAGAATAGTCAACGGGCTTCTGGTTTTGCGATTTGCGAACCGCTTTGTTCGTCTTACGGTGTGATCCGGCTTTGCGGAACAACGCAGCAGCAACAAATTGATTACGCTCTCTTGGAATGCGCTTTGTCTTCATTACTATCTCCTTAAAACTGGCAGGGGGCATGAGGATCGAACTCATCTTCCTACGGTCAAAGCGTAGTGTCATCACCAGATGACAAGCCCCCAACAAAACAACAGGATACTTTTTTTTAGTGAACGAGTTTCAATCGTTTGTCGTACCTTACGACGGATTTGGAAAGCTCCAAATGTAGGAATCGAACCTACTGACTTTTAAGTCATTGCTGTAAGTATCCTAAAACTGGTACTGCGTATGGGTAACGATCCCATCTAGTCACCTTGAAAGGGTGATGACCTCACCTGAAGTCGAACGCAGTATAAATTGGCACCGTAGACGGGAATCAAACCCGCCACATCCTCATAGACAGTGAGGTATCCCCATCAGAGGATCTCTACGGTATAAAATATGGTACCCAGAACAAGAATCGAACTTGTGATAAGCGCTTATCAAGCGCACGTTATACCATTTAACTATCCGGGTAAAAACTCTTGGCGCCTCGTATCGGGATCGAACCGACGGCCTCATGCGTGACAGGCATGCGCTCTAACCAGCTGAGCTAACGAAGCATTCCATTAATTAAAATCTCTGCACTATTTGCTATGCCTCAACACGCTTTACTGCAGTCTTACGGTTTATTGACATAGTTACATAACGCATGTACTGTGCCTCCGAGCTTACAGAGATTTTAATTAATGGTAGTGCGTACGAGAATCGAACTCGTCTTTCCGCCTTGAAAGGGCAGCGTCCTAAACCGATAGACGAACACACCATAAGCCATATCAAAACATACTCATACATTCATCGACGCTGACACATCAACTTTTCGCGGTCTGTCAGGACCACCGCAGACATACATGCCCCAATTGGCAAGCATGAACGCGTAAGCATATTTTGGTATGGCCTCTGTAGGAGAACAAGCCCCTACAGAAACCACCATCCACAAATTGTGAAAGAACTTTTACTGCTAAGAGACTCGATGATCTCTTATGCAAAATTATCTCAGACTCAATTGTAATCTAATACAACGTCAATGTCAACAGCATTTGTAATTAATTTTTCAATCAACTCATTTGCTTCATTCGATGCGTGAACTATCTTCTAGAACAACATCTTAGTCAACATCTGGATAACCACAAATAAAAAACCCCAGGATCTTTCGATGCCTGGGGTTCCTTGTTTCTAGTTACTTGCAGTTACAGTTACATGGTTCCCCGGCTAGCCCAATCGCGTCCATTACCAATAAAGCATGAGCGTGCGGCCAAGCTGAGATAGCTCGGTTGCTCATGTTTTGTTGTGGATACGACTATGGAGAACATTTTGTTTCTTTAAGTAAATTTAATATTTGTCTAGTATATATCTAAATTATATCTCTAGTCAACAGATTTTTGTAAAATATTTTTAGAAGCTGAAACCTAGACCAACACCAAATGCTTTTTCTTTGATGTCTTGACCTGAGCGGCTTGCGTTCAAGTTAACCGCAACGCCTTTAGCGACTGGGTAGCTGTATGTTGCAAATGCGACAGTTTGTTTTGTACGAGCACCATCTTCTGTAGAACCGACGCGCGTCTTAGCACCAGTCAATAGGAATCCTGGACCAACTGGCAAGCCATATGTTGCGCCAACTAGACCGTAATTGTAGCCTGCGCCACCATTGAACCCATTATCGTGGCCTGCACCAACGAATGGTGTAATGCCCTTGAAATTCACTTTGGTATTTGCTGCTGTCACTTCAACGCTGCTAAATGTGCCTGAGCCATCTTTGTTCTTAGCGTTGCGGCCTTGCAAACCCAACTGATAATCACCGAAACCTTTACCAGCACGAATGTATTGTGCTGTGCTGTCCTTGCCGCCATTACGTCCCAAAACGTTGTCAACATCTACAGAAACGTAGTCAGCTGCAAATGCAGAAGCGGAAGTAGCCAAGGCCAAAATTGCAAAAATTTTCTTCATTAAAACTCCTAATAAAATAAAACAAGACGTTTAGGGTGTAGTCTCACCACCTTCACCAAAATGTTCGAAGAAGGTTTCAACGAACAAAACTTGGATCTCTGCTTCTCTCAACATAGCCATTGTTATATCATAATGGTTGTGCGTTCGAGATTTGTCTGGTTTGGGGGTCACAATTGTCTTGATGCCCTTTTGAATGATGCCTTTGGTGCATTCATTACAAGGAAACAATGTTGTATAGAGTGTCGCTCCTCGCGTATCAGCGAAAGCATTATCCAGAGCATTGCGCTCTGCATGCGAAACGAACAAGTACTTCGTTTCCTTATCATCATATCTCTTAGCAAAATCGAATATGCCGCGCGGAAAACCATTGAACCCTAAGCTAAGCACTTGATTGTCGCTATTGACAATGCAAGCGCCTACCTTAGTACTTGGATCTTTGGACCACTGCGCCACGTGGACTGCCAGCTCATAAAATCGTGTATGCCACTTACCTCTCATAACCAAATCATCCTATATTATATTAGCAAGGTCAACTTATTTTTTATGACCAATGTTATATTTGGCTACCAATTCCCATTCATTCTTTTCTTTGAATGGAAGCACTTTTATTTGCGATAGCGGCGATACAGGATCTTTCGATTTCTGCTCGTCGACTAGCGCCACTAGTCCCCACTCGGCAACTAGGTTTGCAATTGTATTGCGTCTTGATAAATCATCTTCTGAGATGTTAGTCGGCTTGCCATCAAGCGCAAACAACTCTTTGAAATGTACTATGTAATATTTGCCCTGCTTATGTAGGATGTGGCAAGACTGAAAAAGGATCCTATCCTTCTTCGATGCAACCCCGATTCGCGTTAATGTTTCACGTACTTTTAAAAAATCATCTTCTTTGGCAAGCTTCACCTCGACTAATGAGTCAAGTATATTTGTCATTTTCAACTCCACTTGTTTGTATAGTTCTTATAATGGATAGTTGTTCATCAGATAATAACGGTAGTGCTTGCTTAGCCTTTTCTAGGCCATACTTGAAATGTTGCATAACAAGTTGTAAATCTGCACTTTCTTCCTTCTTTACCCACTTCGAAAAACGTTTTCCTGGTCGAATGCTATTTAGCAAGAAGTGAAATTGAAGCTTTTTATCGAGATCGCCATACTGGTTGATCTCGTTTACATGCATCAGTGTGTCGGGGAAATATGATAGAGATCGATTGACTACGAATGGTACGTAGTCTTTCTCTGCTTGAATGTCGTCCTCAGATCCTGTCATTAGGTCCTTCTTCGACATATTGATAGCGTTTACAAAGTCAAAAGGAGTCATAATTATAGCCACCACTTAGCGAGGGCAATTCCATCGATAATGGCGAGAAGAGTATAGTTGGCGAGCATTCCGAAGGACCGTCGGCTATAAGCACAACATGCATAGATGGTCGTACCAATGACCCATGGAATGTATAGGTATTTAAGAGGTGGGTTTGGTACAGTGAGTGCCATAGCAAGCGAGCAGCTGATGCTAAGAACCCATGCGCCGACCTCTGCGCTAAAACGCAACCGGTTGCTCTTCCAGTCGTTTTTGATCCATTCGACCGTTGGGGCAAATATATCCAACATCAGACGATCTCTTCGATGATGCCAAGAGCTTCTGCAGCGATTATCAATGCACCAGCAATGGCGGCCCATTCGATATCAATCAACATCATCGCTATACCTGCTAGGATACGAACAGCACTCTTAGCAAAGCTGATGTGGCGATGCCACACTGGATCGGGATTGAAATTACCAATTTTAAACATCACTTAAACTCACATTCAATCATAATTTCCGTCATACATGCAACGAGGTTGATCTCTGTATCAACAACGAACGCTTGCTTGTATTGATATTGTGCCAAGATAAGCACGAGCTGCGCTACACCAGATGGTGTAAAGTGTTCATGTGCATGATCATAGAACTGCCTGAACAATACGCTCGGCTCCATGTCGATATGGTCGACAATCCATTTGCGCACGCCAGAGAAATCCTTACTCTTCATTGCCTCTACCAACAACTTAATCGATTCTTCCTGTGCGTTTACGAGAATGCCAATGTCGATTGTTTTGTTAGCATTCGACGAATAGCGCTGCAGCTCGTTTAACGTACGTCTGAAGTCTGGAAAGTGTTTCTCCACTACAGCAGCAACTGCCTTAGCTTCGAATGCAATTCCTTCCTGATTAAGGATATCAACAACGCGGCGGTAGAATCCAGCAGCTAGTTTTGGTTTCTCTGCAGACGGAATTTTAAAGTTGACTACACTGCAACGGCTATGCAGCTCTTTGATGATTCTGTTTGGGTAGTTGCAAGTTAGAATGAAGCCGCAATTCTTTGAAAACTCTTCCATAAAGTTGCGAAGTGCGGGTTGTGTAGAGTTTGCATTCAGATAGTCAGCCTCATCGAGGATAACATACTTACGACCACCAGACAGCGATACGCTTGAAGCGAATTGCTGAATCTCAAAACGTAACGTATCGATGTTACCATTCAAGCTACCGTTGACGATGATGTAGTCACAGTCAAGCTCTTCCAACATTGCTCGGGCGACTGTAGTTTTGCCAGTACCAGCACGACCAGTTAGCAATAAGTTAGGAATCACTCCATCATTAACGAACTGCTGGAATGTTCCCTTCAGTTCGGCTGGAAGTACGGTATCAGCTACAGTACGTGGACGATACTTCTCGACCCATAGGAAGTCATCACGCATTGTTACCATCTCCAAGCGATGCTACTGTCAACACGACATCTTCATACAACTTTTGGAATTCAGCTGTATCAGCAATCTCTTCTGAGAAGTTTTGTTTGTGATAGATGCGTGCCATTTTCTTCAGCATCTTTGGTTTCATTTCAAACTTCTCAGCAGCATCCTTGGTTGCTTCTTTCTGGAAGTCTCGTTCGCCACCAGCACGGAACATGCTAGCAGACATTTCATCTAGGTACCCGCGGAGGGCTTTCTTATCAATATCAATCATAATGTATTCAATCTCTCACGTAGTGTTTCAACTTGTGTTTGCAGTGATTTTACTGCTTCATAATTACCAGGCTTGCCCTGGAGGAGAATTATCGACTCCTCCAGTTCAGCGATGAGATCCTCAATCGCCTTAGCATCCATTTTACTCTTCTCTCGCGCTTTTATCAAGCTTTGCGCGTCCTGCCACCTCGGCTGCAAGTTGCGCTTGAATCATAGCACGCTTAAAAGAAGCACGATCGTGCTGATCTTTGAAAGGCATGAGTGCCAACATAGCTTTCGTTGTACCGCTCATTTTAAAATTGGATGTAGGTCTCATTATTTTCCTTGTGTTGAGGTTGATTCGGTTGCGATCCAGTATTCGACGTCTTCACATCTGAAGTGCGAGATGCCTTTGAACGAAATAGCAACATCGTAATCTGCTTGGATAATCTTCATGTTTTCGGCTCTGAAGATCATTTTGAATGTGTGCTCCGTTTCACCGACTTCAACAGCAAAGCTGTCGCCAGATGGGTTCTTACTATCGATAGCTTGCACCATAATGTTATGGCCATCGCCAACAACAGCAAGCTCAGGCATATTCAAAACGCCCATTGCCTTTTGCACTTTGTTCAATGCATCAGCTGGCAGTTTAAAACTAACATCTGCTTCGAATTTTGGTGTCTTGTCAGATGGCAGAACAATCATTGTTGGATCAGCGAACGTATAGTTCACCTTCTGAGATCCATCACTGATTACTGCATACTTGTCGTGGCACGTAAGTGATGGTTGTTGGAACAAGCTCATCACGCTCAGGAAACGACTTAGGTCATAAATCGCAAACTCGTTTGGCATTGCTTCTTTGATCGTTGCTTGAGCCAAGATCGTCTTTTGAGGACTCATTGTCCTCAAATTTTGACCTGGCTTAAACATGATCGAAGGATTAATGCTCGCAAAGTTTTTCAATATCGAAATTGTGCGTCCTTCAAGTTTCATTTAATCCTCACTTAGCCTTTGGCTTGCCGCCAATCTTGTTGACGTCTGCTGTAGCCGATGCACCGATCGATGCAAGGTCAGCCAAGCTGCCACCAAATACATAACTACCAACGTGTTGTAATTGCATCCATGGACAGAACCACACACGACCACCCATCTTCTCTACGTTGTAGCAGAACATATAGTCTTCTGACAAATAGCGCTTGCTTTCTGGATCGATGATACAATCGAAATACGCGTGGATTTCACGTGTTCCATCGAAGTGCTCTGTACGGACATGATCTGGCTTGTATGACTGGTGTGGGAACGCTTTTGCGTAGTCCTCGAACGTCTTACGACGGACCATCATGAATCCAGTACCGATCTCCATAACTTCAACTGGAGCGCCCAATGGGATCTCGCGTTGGTTGCCTTTAGGATTGAACACATAGTCACCAACGAACTTCTCAAGAACGTTTGGATCTTCATCTGCAACACCCTTATCGACGGCCATCTTGATCTTTTCCCAAGAGATACACTTCTTAGGGTATGGACCGCCCATGACGTCGTATGGACTTTCATCTGTCATCAGCGTCAAAAGAGCCAAGACGTCGTTCGGGTTGAATCCGATGTCCGAGTCAATAAACATCAAGTGGGTTGCGCCACTACGCAGGAATTCGTCGACGCAGTAGTTACGTGCACGCGTGATCAACGATTCGTTGAACAAGAAGTACA